TCCAAATCCTCGATACAAGCGAACCTGCATAGCGCGGAATCAGTGCCACGCCGCAAGCCGGGATCACCTCCGGCCACCATCAACCAACACAACCCAGCCCTGCAATGCGGGGCTTTTTTATGCCAGGAGGCGCAATTGATCGCAGCTCTATACGTCGAAACAGACGGCGCGTACTTCTCCATACCTGGGATAGATCCTTGGGATGAAACACGCGACGCCCGGAAGTACGCCGGACCGTGGCCGGTTGTCGCACACCCCCCATGCCAGAGATGGGGAAGGTTCTGGCACGGAAGTACCCGCAAACCACACCAGTTCAAGCTGGGCGACGACGGCGGCTGCTTTGAGGCGGCTTTGAAGTCAATCGGCATGTGGGGCGGAGTGCTTGAGCACCCTTGCGACTCTCACGCTTGGGAGAAATTCGGCATCAACAAACCGCCACGGGCTGGAGGCTGGATTGCAGACGGGCACGGCGGGTGGACCTGTTGCGTCTATCAAGGCCAATACGGGCACCTAGCAGGGAAGCCGACTTGGTTGCTGGCATTTGGCATGAAGCGCGAAGACCTGCCAGAACTGCGCTGGGGCAAGACCGAGCAGCGCATCCACCCGCGCGCCCTGGAGTTGCACGGATACGAAAAAGCCAGGCGCATCGGAATGATGGCCATGGTCGGCGGTAAGGACAAGACCCGCATCCGCAACGCCACGCCGGATGAATTCCGGGACGTGCTGATTGCAATTGCCCGATCAGTCAACGACCGGCCCATTTATGGATATGAGCTTTCATCAGCTTGCCTCGATTGCGGGGGCGCTGGGATGCGCGACTCAGGCGGATTCATGCCATGGGGTGAGCCAGCCTTAATCCCGTGCGACTGCACACCCTAACCCACGGCCCCTCAGTGGGCCGTTCTTCATGGAGACAGCAATGAGCTTTGAAATCGACATGCTGGCCTGCGCAGCAGAAGAAGACCGCAGATCAAAGCGCGACGAGCTGATGCAGCGCGAAGAAGCCCGCCTTGCAGCCGTCGCCATCTTTGATGCCCGTTTGGGCAAGTACGACCGATTGCTAGACGGCCTGAGCTACCGCGACCACGACGAACAGGTAATCGCAGCCCTGATGGACGCTTGCTCTTCTGGCGTGCAGTCCTGCATTGCCGTGGTAAAGGCGCTGGCTGAAAAACATGGTTATCACACTGCGGAGATTGACTGATGATTCGCGTACCACCCTACCTAGACGACTTCACCGGCACCTACGCCCGCACAACACATGGGCGGCGACCGTGCACAGCTACTGAATCAATAGCGATTCACAAATACAAACCGCCCCCTTCCAGGCGGTTTTTTTATGCCCTCATGGACTACGGCACCGTGCTGCTTGTCGGCGTTGCGCTGGCCGCTGGCCTGGTGTACGGCTGGAGCCTGCCATGAGCCGCCTGGTTGACTTCTACCGGCTTTTTCGCCTGTACCGGCAGATCCACAACCCCATCAACGCCGCCNGGTATGCGTGGGCGGTATCAGGAGGATGACCATGAATGAAACGACAGAACTGATCGTCCTGCCGCCAAAAGAAACGGCGCTGCAGGTTTATTCCACGCCACAGGGCTTGGAGCCGTACCTTGCGAAGATCAAGGAAGAGCTTGACTCCTTCGTGCCTGACGTGACAACAAAGAAGGGCCGCGACGCCATCGCCTCGATCGCCTACAAGGTTGCCAAGGGAAAGACCGCACTGGACAACATCGGCAAGGAACTGGTGGCCGAACTCAAGGACGTGCCCAAGAAGATCGACGCAGAGCGCAAGCGCATGCGGGATCTTCTGGACCAGTGGAAGGATGAAGTGCGGGCGCCACTGACGGCATGGGAAGAAGCCGAAGCCGCGCGAGAGGCACGCCACAAGGCAGGCGTCCAGTGGCTCAGCGACCAGGGGCGCGAGATCGGCTTTCTCAAGCTGGACGAATTGCAAGCCGCTATCGCCGCCGTGGATGCGCGGGTTGTTGACGAGTCGTGGGAAGAATACGAGGCCGAAGCGCACCGGGCCAAGGCAAGGACGCTGGACGCGCTGTCTGCAGCCATCGCAGCCAGGGAGCGCGAAGCAGCAGAGCAGGCAGAACTTGCCAAACTGCGCGCCGAAGCGGCTGCACGGGAGCAGAAGGACCGCGAAGAACGCATTGCCAGCGAGGCAGCAGAGCGCGCCCAGCGCGAAGCAGAAGCCAAGGCCCAAGCGGAACGCGAAGCCACCATCAAGCGCGAGGCCGACGCACAAGCCGCCGCCGAGCGCCGCGAGCTGGAGTTGAAGCTGCAGGCCGAACGCGCAGAACGCGAGAAGGCCGAAGCCATCCAGCGCGAGCAGCAGGCCAAAGCAGATGCGGAGCGCCAAGCAGCCGAAGCCGTAGCCGCAGAGCAGCGCCGGGTTGCCGCACAGGCCGCAGCGGACGCCAAAGAAGCCGAACGCCGCGAGCGCGACAAGGCCCACAAGACCGCCATCAACCGCGCGGCACTGGATGCCTTTGTCACGGGCGGCATGACCGAGGAATGCGCAAAGCTGGCCGTCACGCTGATTGCCAAGAAGGCGATCCCGGCTGTATCCATCACCTACTGAGAACCACCACCATGAACGCTGTCGTTGAAGTTGAAACAGCCAGCATGGTTCCCGCACGAAGCGCGAACCCAACTGCTGAAGTCGTCGCGCATGCCAAGACTGTGCAACAGGTCATGCAGGCCGTGATGAAGCCGAATGTGCACTACGGGGCCATCCCTGGCGCTGGCGACAAGCCTACGTTGCTCAAGTCCGGCGCAGAGGTGCTGTGTATGACCTTCCGCATAGCCGACCGCTACGAGGTAACAGACCTGTCGCGCGATGGCTCCATTCGCTACCGTGTGAACTGCGTGGGCGAGCATCAGACCTCTGGCGCGACGCTGGGCTCTGGCCTTGGCGAGTGTTCCAGCGATGAGGAAAAGTACCGCTGGCGCAAGGCCGTGTGCGTGGAGGAATTTAACGCGACCCCAGAAACGCATCGCCGCCTAAAGTTCGGACGCAAACAGGGCGGCCACTACACCGTGCAGCAGGTTCGCACCGAGTCTGCAGACCTCGCCAATACGGTACTCAAGATGGCGTGCAAGCGCGCCAAGATCGCCATGGTGTTGAACGTCACGGCAGCGTCAGACATGTTCAGCCAGGACTTGGAAGATCTGGACGCTGAACTTGTTCGCCACCTTGTTGACGACGAGCGAGAGGCGCAGATGCAGATTGTTCGTGATGACTGGTGCGCACACGCGATGGCGGCGCCAGACGAGACGGCACTGCGCAAGACCATGCAGGACGGCGTGAAGGTGTTCCAGGCCGCGCGCGACAAGGACGGTTACGCCACATTCGCCAAGGCCGTGCAGAAGCGCGGCGCGGAACTCAAGCAACAAGGAGCAGCACATGCGTGAAATTCTGATCCGGTGCAGTTCGCTTGGGAAGATCATGACCGAGCCTAAGACGCTCAAAGAAGGCCCGCTGTCGGTGGGCGCAAAGACCTATATCCGCGAGCTGGCCCAGCAGGAAATTCTGGGGGTTGACTTTGAATTTTCCAGCAAGGAAACACAGAAGGGTATAGAGGTCGAGGATGACAGCATTGCACTGCTGAACCGGGTGCGCAGGCTGAGTCTCTCCAAGAACACCGAGCGCCGAAGCAACGGGCTGATAAGCGGCGAGTGCGACCTCTACGATGCGGAGCGAAAGCGTGGGCACGACCTGAAATCATCCTGGTCGGCCAAGACCTTCCCCGGCTGGGTGGCGGACTGCGAAGACAAGCTCTACGAATGGCAGATGCGCGGCTACATGATGCTTTGGGACGCCGAAGAATGGGAAGTGAACTACGCCCTGGTGGACACCCCTGAGCGCCTGATCGGCTTCGAGCCACTGCAGATGCATATCGTCAGCCACATCCCGGAACACATGCGCCTGACAAGCTGGACGATTCAGCGCGATTACACCAAAGAGCGCGCCATCGTCGAAAAGGTAGGGGCTGCGCGCGAGTATTACGCCCTAGGCAATCGCAGAGTTCGATCAGATCCACCAAATCCCTGAGCTGCTCGCAGCTTAACCAACACCCAGCGGGACAGGCTGCTGGGTATTTTAGAAAGGCCATCATGGCAAGCGTTAACAAAGTGATAGTTGTCGGGAACATTGGCCGCGACCCTGAGATTCGCACCTTCCCGAGTGGCGACCAAGTGGCAAACGTCACCATCGCCACAACTGACAAGTGGAAGGACAAGCAGAGCGGAGAAATGAAAGAGGCCACCGAGTGGCACCGTGTTGTGTTCAATGGCCGCTTGGCAGAGATTGCAGGCCAGTACCTTCGCAAAGGCTCTCAGGTGTACGTGGAAGGATCACTACGCACCCGCAAGTGGACGGACCAGAGCGGCGTGGAAAAGTACAGCACAGAGATTCGCGCGGATCAGATGCAGATGCTTGGCGGTAAGTCTGGCGGCTCAGACGCCACGGCACCGACACCGCAGCGACAGGCACCACCGCCAAAGCCAGCACCGCCAGCACCGCCAGCAGGATCAGGCTTTGACGATATGGACGACATTCCGTTCTAACCACCCACCACCCCACACCCAGCCCGCACCAGCGGGCTTTTTTACGACTGAGTTATGAAATACGAGCAATTCCTGGCGTCCAAGCGCCATTCATCTGGGAACTATGGGTTT